CACCAGCTAAACCAGTTATACCAGCAGGGCCTGTTGCACCAGTTGATCCTGTTGCACCAGTAGCACCAGTTGCACCAGTTGCACCAGTTGCTCCAGTCGCTCCAGTTGGACCTGTTGGACCTGGAACTGTTGAAGAAGCTCCTGTTGCACCAGTTGCACCAGTTGCTCCTGTTGCTCCGGTAGATCCTGTAGGTCCAGTAGATCCGGTAGGTCCTGTCGCTCCTTGGATACCAGTTAGTCCATCATTTCCGGACGCGCCGGTAGGGCCTGTTGCTCCTGTTGGTCCGGTTGGACCTGTAGGTCCAGCGCCATCCTCTTGAGTTCCGCCAGTTCCAGCCGGACCTTGCGGACCGGGGGCGGTAACTACTACATATGCAAAGTCATCAGAAAGCATTAGTAAGTTATCTCCGCTCTCACTGTTAGTTCACCTGAAAGTATTTTTGTAACGTCTCCTTCTGGAGACTCAAGTTCTAAGTCGTAAACATAGGATTTTGCAACTAAAGCTGCTGTCTCTGCTGGAGTGAGAAGTATGTCAACTCTACCGTCTAGCTCATCTAGAACTATTTGTTCATTTTCTGTAGTCAAAGTTTCAATGATATTTGTTGAATTTACAAAGTCCCGTATGTGCATTCGAGCTATATAGTCACTTAAGTCTATAGGTCTTTTTGCTGAATCTTTTAGGAACAGTGCGCGATTAAGTGTGGCACCCTGATCTACAAGGATGTCATAAACATTTGAGTTAAAATACCGCACGAGATTTGTCCCTTAGGATAGGCTACCTCTTACATTTTACCTGAGATATGCCTTAGTGATTATTCGCTATAAAGTAAATATAGTGTATAATTTACTTTAACTTTTTTATCCAGAATGCTGCTGATATGTATTTTGTACCAAAAGTTACAGGAAGGGGTTCGTGGTAAAAGGGGGGCACCGAGGGGAAAACTAGAATACTTCCTGCCGAGGGCTTTATTGTCACATCTTGGTCGGGGAACCTAAGCTCTCCTCCTTCATAATCATCATTTAAATACATAACAGCAGACATAAGTGGCTCAATATTTGGTTCCCCGTAGTAGTCAACGTGCGGCCCCATTGCAGCGCCTACCCTATATTTAGAGATTCCTATTGACTCTGGTTCTATGTACTCTATGTTAAATCTTTGGGCGTAGTCTTTGCCTGCGGCGTCTAGTGCTGACTTTATAGTGGTGTATATAAAAGAAACTACTTCTGAGCTTTTGCTAAGCTTAGCCTCGTCTGTATATTTTTGATGTCCAAATATTTGTTTTTCTTCTGTCCCCGAGGCTACCCATTCGCGCCATGGGTCTATTAGATCACCATTTTTTAGCTGACTGTTAGATGTTTCTAGTAGCTCTACTATATTCTTTGGATTGGGGATGGCCTGTTCATAGTAGCAAATTCTTTCTGCAAATACTTCTGGGCTCACTATGCGTACTTGTTTCCTTTTTCCCACTCTTCTTTTTGCGCAGCCTGCTCAGAACGAATTCCTTTTATTTCTTCTTCCCACTTGGCTTTTGTTTCGTCTGAGTACTCTGCGTCGGCAAAATCCCAAAAAGAAACCATAGTATACCTAGTTCCTTTTAGTATTTCTTTTACTCCGTGGATATTCTCAACACCTCCAGGGAAACAAATATAAGAGTATGCAGCTGGCTGGAACTCTATGTTGTGTTCTGGGAAGTATAACTCTCCACCCTCGTAGTCGTTATTTAGATAAAGTATTCCAACGTACTTATTAATCTCAAAAGCGTTTGGCGTTCCATCAAAATCTGAGTTATCTGAGTGAGGCGCAGCAAAACCTCCTACATCCCATTTTTGAGCGTGAGACGTGTTTGCAACCACTTCTCTATCAAATACAGCTTCTATAGCTTCTTTAAACCTATTTCTTAGTGAGTCAAAAAACATAGGCGGTAAGTTGTATTCAGCAAGTCTTGGGTCATCTGGGTGTATTCCCATGCCGGAGGATCCGTAAAATGCTATATCTCCCCATATTTCTGAGTATGATTCGACATAGTTAATAATGCTCACAGCGGCTTCAGGGGTCACAAAATTTGGAATTTCTATAATCCTATTTTGTGGAATTCCTAGCTCTCCTAAAGTGTTGGGAGCGTCTTTGTAAATTTTAAAAGTACTGACGTCTATGCTATCTACAAAAAGTGACATATCTACTCTCCAATTTTCTCTGAGCTAGTGTTTTTGTGTGACACTATTGTCCAGAAAAACGGACAAACATATCTAATTCCAGATGTAATTTCCGTCACCCCGTGGATGTAGTTCATATCTCCTGAAAAAAAGTATGCTGATCCAGGCTTTGGCTTAAACTGTATTCCTTGATCTGGGAAGTACAACTCTCCACCCTCGTAATCGTCATTTATGTAGAACAGTCCGGCAATGTCATAGTATGGAAAGTCATTTGGTTTACCTCGATCTTCACCAATATGTAGCTCTTTATCTGCATGCGGATATTGGAATTGTCCAGGCAGCCACCTGACCACAGCTGCGCTGGTGGGTAGAGCATCTACGTTAAAAAATTTATCTACTTCTACTTTTAGCCTAGCTTGCATGCCTTCAATAACTTCTACAACTTTGGGGTCTACAGAGTTTAAAGTTTCATCTGTAGCTACGCGGTCTGCCCAGTAAGAGGCGTCATAGATACATACTCCATCTTCATTAAAATGGGACTCAGTCACATCCCAGGCTGTATTTTTACGAGCAAAATTATTTAAATACTCTAGCTCATACTCCGTCATAAAGTTGTCTAAAGAAACGATATTGTCTGGAGATGCTCCAAAAAAGCCGGAAGGCGTGATTGAAACCCTTACAGGGTTGGATTTGCTGTTAGTTACATTTTCTTGGCTCATAGTTATATCCTATATTATTCGTAAACCCTACGAGTCCAAACTTGTTTTTGGTAGACGCCCCCGTCCGGGACGCGGTATTTTGCACTATTAGAGTGGTTGTTTGTGGCCATTTCTTTGTGGGAAATATCTGCGTCTACCTCGGAATGCCAATTTTCCCTCTTAAAAGGTAGCATCTGAGCGTATGGGGTCCCTGCTGGTACAACTCCAGTAAAGCCTTTTACTACAAAAAATGGCATAGTTCCAGGAAGATTTACTTGATCATTATCTATGATTCCACTGGTAGTTAGAAATGGCAGTTCAAATCTATTAAATGGCTGGGTGTAGAGAACGCTGTAGCCTTCTGGAACTTTTACTGCCCAGTCAGACCACCATGCAAAGTGAAATTCATGATAGCCCATGGGATGAGAAAATTGATGCATCGGTGGGCGCACCTGAACGAAGTCTTTGTTTTTTTCATCTAAAACTTTTACTTTTATTGCTCCATTTTCTTCATAAAATTCTATGTCGCATGGGGTACGGTATACATATCCTGTCCCCATTATGTCAAATATTGCTGGACAGGCTTTCCAAGTTGGTATTTTTCCCCCGACCATCGGATCTTGCCAATACTCTCCAGTATCTGGTTTTACTGCAAATCTATCGGCTTTTCTATACCAGTCAGGGATTGTTTGGATTGTAGGTTTAGGTACTGAATCGCTCTCCCTGGTCAGCCACGGCCTATTTCTAATAAAACTAATTAGCTGTTTCACTTGTAGCTCCTGTCACGGGGCATACTGTTGTTTTTAGTTTAATACTTTTTGTCTCGTGCTTTCCCATAGAAGATCCGTCATAGTTAGTAGCATTTCTATACATTTTAGACCAGTCGCCTACAGAATTTTTAGCCTCCGCTGCGTCTCCATACTTTTTTAGCTCTTCCCAGTACTCTGGTGGCATGCTTCCTTCGGTTATTGACATCTCGTAGTTATTTTGTAGGCCAGCTACTGAAATTGGTATGATTGCAGCAACTGGAGTTCCCGCTGGTATAAATATTTCTTTATTTGGTTCGGTTATTTTTATAGCTATTGGTAGTTCTCCGGGATAAAAAGACGTGCTCATAAGAGTTGTAAAAGTCTGCATTCCTCTTATGAATTGATTGGGGACTGGCATCGTTAATATAGACGTATCTTCATCTGTATTAATTAGTAGTCCGGTTTTAAAGCTTAAGCTTGCATGGGACCTACCTGTATACACGGTATCTTCGCCCTCTAAAATTGTTACATGGTCCGGTTCATAGTTGTCTACACCATCCCACACTGCACGAATATCTCTATCAAATGATATTCCCCAGCCAAGACCATTTGTTAGCGTTAACGGAAAACACATGTAGGCATGCTTATCAGCTGTATTGTCCATCCAGTCTCTAGTGGCTTTTAGCTGTTCTAATTTAGCTGATTCAGGTCCTAATCGTTGGACCCTTATTTTTTTCACTAGTTTCCGGTCTCGATATCGAAAGCAGGCTTGTGAAACTTATCGGAAAAATCTAACATAGTTACCATCGAGTATTTTGTACCGGATGTTACTGGCATAGCTCGGTGGGGGTACATGTAGTTAGATGGGAACACATACAAATCTCCAGCTTTAGGTTTAACAGTAACTCCTTGGATGCTGAAAGCCAGCTCTCCACCTTCATAGTTGTCGTTTGGAAAAGCCACCAAAGACACTACGCAGTTATACGAGTACCCGTGATCGTGGTGCTCTTGAAAGTGTTGCCCTGGTCCATACTTAACGTAGTTAGTTGCCTCCCAATAGCGGAGCTCACCGATGTTGTAATTTTTGGTGTAGTGTTTGACTGCTTGTAGCTGCCTGTAGTGAGTGTCTTCCCACAGCTTTACTAGTTTTTGTCCAGCCTCTGACTTGTCGTGTTCAATATCACTTTTTTTGTATTTAAAGTCAAAGCAGTCTCTATACTCTGGCATTTTTACTCCGTAGCCAACTAACGCATCTTGATATGTATATCTGTTAGAAGGGTCTAATAGAACACCTTCTAGACGATTGATAACGTCCATATTTTCTTGAATTACGTTCTCGTATACCCAGATACCGGAGTTTGGGGCTATTTCTCTAGCATTAGACCACGTTTGTTCTTGAATCTCATACCAATTTTGGAGTCTATCTTGGTGCTCTGACATCTCCTGTTTCATTCGGTCGTCTGGCTCTCCTACATGCTTATCTTGCATTTTAAACTCCTTAATACTTTAGCTTGTAGTCTTGAATAATTGGGGAAACTTTATGATTTACGTCGCCTCGGTCGTTATAGTCAGTCATAATTACAACTGAATATTTGACTCCCGAGATCATATCTTGAGAAGCATGTTCATAGATATATGTGGATGGGAAAACCACGATGTCTCCAGCTTTAGGCTTAATAGATAAGCTATTCATTCTAGGAAACCAGATCTCTCCACCCTCGTAGTCGTCGTTTAGGTATACAACAACTGATATGGTGCACACATAAGTTGGCCCGTGGTCTGCGTGAACTTTAAAGTGGGTTCCCGGTCCGTCATATTTTACAAAATTAAAAGCTTCGTAAGATGCAATACCTACGCCCCAGTATTGACCGTAATCATCTACACATTGGCGGACCGCTTGAAAGACTCCTTCGTGAACATCGTAGAGTTCGGCGTTGTGTTCATTGCGCGGGCCTAAACCAGTGGAGTTTATTTTAAAATCTAAAGCATTTCTTGCTTGTAGATCAACTTCCGAAGACGAGGTGACTCGAGCGCCGTTCCAGCCATACCTGCCACCACTACTTAAGTTTTTCTCTAGCGTATCAATATAGCTTTTACCTTGTTCCTTGGTAATTGCTCCACTATACACGTTAATACCTAGGGCAGGGTTAGCTACACTGATATTTGGATTGTGCAGCGATGCCCTATCTGGCATTCTATTTGCTGAGGTCTCTGACCTATCTTTTGTAAACCAATCATTCATACTGTACATCCTACAGCATTTTTTAAAATTTGCTGTAAAAACAGTGATAAATCTTACTGGTGTCTAAACTGCTCTAACCCGGAAGCCAGGAGGGAAGAAAGGGAACCTAGGCGGGAAGAACGGGAAGAAAGGGAACCTAGGCGGGAAGAACGGGAAGAAAGGAGGGAAGAATGGGAAGAACGGGAAGAATGGGAAAAACGGGAAGAACGGCGGGAAGAAAGGAAAAAATGGTGGAAAGAATGGAGGAGTTGTGTTTTGAATAGAAAGGGGGGAAAACTCCGAGTTACCGTTAGCATTAATTGCTCTTACTTTATACTGCTGAGAAGTGTTAGCTTCCTGAAGCACGTTTGCTGAAGTTGATGCAGTAGTGTCTGATTTAGAGTCTGTACTCTCCCAGTAATAAGAAGTTATTGCAGATCCGCCAGTTGCAGGGGCTGACCAAGAGACCGCGTCAATTTGGTTAGCGTTAGATCCTGGATTTGTTGTGTTAGCAGTAGAGTTAGTGACTGTAGGGGCGTTTGGTGTTGCTGGCACAGTGGTCACGGCTACTGTTGTTGTTGCAGAAGAGGCTGATGTTCCTGCTGCATTTGTTGCAGTCACGCTAATGGTATAAGTTACTGCAGAAGTTAGAGTCTCTACCACTACTGGAGATGAAGACCCTGTTCCAGTCCTAGTTGTTTCTCCAGAAGCCGTAGCGGTTACGGTGTAAGAAGTTGCTTCTGGTGAGGTGGCAGGTAGAGAAAAAGCTACGCTTGCTGCACCATTGTTAAATCCCCTGTTTGTTCCTACGTTTGTAGCAACTATGTTAATAGGAGCCGATGGCTCTAAAGAGTCATTTTGCTGTTGGGAACGCTTGCCAGGTGATTTGCTCATAATATGTCATTCTACCTTAGATTTAATTAAGCCTTTAGGTCTCCAAAGACCAGCCAAGTGTTTGCAGCTACCTTAGTCAGGGATACTGAAGAATTCAACGCCCTAAAGACCAATCCAGGTGTATACAAAAGAGTCACAGACGCTCCTTGCACAATAGAAGCTCCTCCAGCTCCCACGCTCTGGTAGAAGTTGAGGGTAGTCCCAATTGGGAAAGTGATTGAGTTAGTAGTGTCTGCATCTACTGTAACACTATAAGCTCCGCCAATTGCAGTTAGTGAGTCTCTATATGTTAAGGGCTGAGGTAGTGTTGATGTGGTGGCATTGGCTGTAATGGCAGCTTTGATCGGAGTAAGCGACGGTACACCCTGCAATGTCTGAGTTCCATCGGAAACGCAATGCCGCTAGCACCAACGGTTACTGTTCCTGTAAATGTTGGGGATGCCTTAGGAGCTAGGGTGGTGTCTGTTGGGTGAACGTGATCTGCTCTAGCATACTTTAAAGATGTACCAGCTGCAGCAGTGCCGTCAGCTTCCGGAGTGGCTGAAGCAGCTTGACCAACAACAAATGCAGTAGTTGCAATCTGTGTGTCGTTTTGGTCAGCGGTTGCTGTTGGTGCTACTGGTGTTCCGGTAAACGACGGGCTTGCTAGTGGTGCCTTGTCCTCGAGTTGGTCTTGAATAGAGGAGGTTACGCCAGCTACGTAGCCAATCTCTGTTGACGTGGTAGTGGCAGCTACAAGATATCCGTCAACATCTGAAACAATGTCTCGACTTGCAGTGTACTGCGCGCGGTTTGGTGTCCAAACCTCTCCAGACCAAGTCCAAGTTCGGTCATTGTACGTATACTCATCGCCAACTTCTGGTTCTGCAGGAAAATTAATAGGCATTATGCTTGTGCCTCTGTCCATGCTAGACGACCGCTGAATGACGCAGTTGATGACGATAGGTTAGTTACAACGATGGTTAGTGTGTCTGGGCCATCTGGATAAATGCCTGAGTTAGAGGTTGTACCTCCACCACCAAGCACACAGTTGCCAAGGTCGCGAAGGCGGCTCAGCTCGATTGAGTCAGTACCCTGAGACAAGAAACCACCAGTAATTTCACCACCGGAGACAGTTACGTTACCATTTGTACGATAGTCAGCAATTTGAGCCAGAGATGAGTTGGCTGTTCCTGTTTCAGCGAAGTTTGGAGTGGTCCAGGCGACTGAAGCTGAAGGCACTGCGTTCAAGTATGCACGCACTAGATAGTTTGTACTCGCTGAGGTTGTGGTCACACCAAGGCTGTTCATCTTAAGCTGCATGCGGTTGATGATTTCACGCTGTCCAAAGTTAGCGCTAATGCCATTATCTACAGATGGAGCTAAACGGATTGAGAACAGTGCTTTCGATCCATTCGCTGGGATTGAAACGGTTCCAGTCTGACCGTAGGTAAAGATGAGAGACGCATCATCGTCGAAACGACCATCCATAATTACCGACGTTCCCCAGTGGGAGATGGACGGTGCAAATGAAGGATACGCCAACTCCACCGAAGTGGGTGCAGTATCTACGTGGGTGTAGGTCTGAGCAGTCGCACCCATTGGTGCAAAAATCAGTGTTGGGTTAGATGAAGTGATTGCAGTATTTAAAGTGACTACAGTACCGGCAATGTTTGTGATAAACGCACCATCTGGGGCTGGGCTAGGAGATGTGCTAGAAAACACGCGCTGTCCAACTTGAAGTCCAGTTGCATCTGAAACAATTCCTGAGTTAGATCCAGTAGTCCAAGTAGTGGCTACAGCGGTTGCACCAGCACCACCACGAGTTAGACCGGTGAAAGTGGTTGCAGTCTTGCCAGTGTAGTTTACGTACTCTTGCAATAGTCCAGCCTGGTTATCAGTAGTACTAGGGCGAATAATAAGAGTTCCTGATGAAGGGAACGCAGAGGTGTCAAGCACTGTCATGGTTGTGTCAGTGCTTGAGAGACTCTCATCAACACGGGTAGTTGGTGGCAGCGTGGAAGACTCGTAGCGAGCTGGGAGGTTTCCAGAACGCATATACGCTTCGTTGTTGACGTTGTTGTTCTTCATCTTGTGAACGTAGAACACGTTGCCGTATTCACCACGGAGGCCCCAGCGAATAAAGCCAGCACCATACCAAGAGTAGTCAATGTAGAACATCTGCATCTTCGTTAAGTCAACGGTGTAGCCAGAAGGTCCAGTACCGTCACACTTGTCTAAGTTGAACTGAGACTGAGGAATACGAACATCAATAGTCTTTGAAATACTCACGTGAGACGCGCTAGCAGCACGATATGAAGGTGAAATCGTGAAGTTAGGGGTAGCTGATATGTCATCAACCGCGATAACTCGGTATGACTGTCCGCGGATTACTACATAGTCGCCTGGGATTAGCTGGCTAGAGTATGCAGTTGGGAATGAAGAACTAGTACGGGTAACTACGTTAGAGCCTTGAGTTACAGTTGAGCGACCAGAGAGCTGCTGAGTAGATGAGCGCTTTACAACATATAGA